GGATGTCAGAAAACCCAGAGATAATACGACTCGACTTCATACCTGGTTCATTCTTATTGAAGGACTCGATCAATTCGCGAGGCTCAACTCCGATTATCTCAAAGACTGCTCGTAGTTGCAACTGCTGCGAGGGCTTATTGAGACGTTCGATCGTCTCCTCAATACTCAAAGGCACAAGACCATTGATGCCTCCATTCATCAAACTGACGAACTCTTCAGCAATCTTCGCGATTCTATCGCTAGGCTTTTTATCGTTGGCAACGAAAGTAACACGACGCTCTATAGACTCTGACATCGTCTCCCATCTCTTTATCATAGGCATCATCATACAATCGCTAATTATTGGCTTAGTGTACTGGCGGGCACTTACTTCAGGCACATCGGCATCACTCGTGACTGGCCAATGGACGCGCGGCATTGTTGGTTTATAAACCGTGGACACAATAGGTGCAACTACCCTCTTCCCTGTGTAATATTGCACGACCAACGAAGTGTACAAAGGGTCTTTGTGTCCCATACCGATTAAACGAGCGTTAACAGATTGCGTGGCTCCCAACCCTGATAGCATGTCAAGTTTCTCTTTCTCGATCGTCACTTGGGCGTGTTCACCTTCTCTGCCCAAACTAACCATAAGCTGGTTATCCTCACTGACATACTCCAATCTGTTCCAACCAGGCTTGGTGTTGTCCTGGTATGTTATCCGCTTCAGTTCCCGGGTATTGATCTCATTTTGGATCCATTTAAACTTCCAGACGGTGTACTGTGGTATGGTATAAACCAGCGCACGGTCGGGACAGTCGGTCCATGGTCGGCAGTGATGTATCTTATGATATCCAACCTGGTGTAACCCTATGAGCGTTAGTGGCAAACGCTTAAGCCATTGCCACCACGTCGTTCTCACCCTGCTAGTGATAAACTCACCAGCTTCACACCAATCCCAAACCGGATGTTTCCACGTGGCGCCGCCGCTAACCTTATATTCAACAATGTTATCAACGATTGTGAATGGAGAGTCAGCGTCGAACCCACTGACCTTCTTTGGGTTGAACGTGTGCATCACCACGGGCCTCATATGTTCCAAAAGGACATCGGGCTCTGTAACGTAGTAATCGGTGTCAATGCTTATAATAAAAGCTCTCTCATCAGGGATATCATTACGAAAATCTTGCGCGAGATCACCCACTGCAAAGTGAAAGTGGCTCCTCGCTCCTTCAGTCGAGTTGGGGTTAGGATTTAACTCAAACTTGCTGCCTCCAACTGTATCGATTGCCTCGTTGATCAACCTACGAGCAGCATCTCGAACAGCTCCGGAAACGGCATGCCCATTCTCTGAGGCACGCCTCGGTGTTACTATACGCAAGCTGTCCAGCGGATAAAAATGCACTTTTATCGGGGTTTTCGTTCTATCTATGACAGCTCGCTGCAATGCGCGTGTAACTCGATTTCCTGCACTCTGGGGATACGGCGCAATTGCCGCGTAACCACAGAACTTGGATATGCAGTACAC